CCCGCCTGTCATGGATACATCTAGGGTATCTGGCATTATTGACTTAATAGACTTAGAACCAAATATCCAATGGGGAATGATTGAAGGCTACAAAAAGGTTGAACATCTGCATTGTTCATTTTTGTATCGGTCTGGTGTCTATGACTACAACCTAAATCTTTCGCGTGTGGCGCACAGGGAAGAAACTCTATTCACCTATGGATTGCATAAGAAGGGTTACGGGATTTACGCGGTATCCAATGCGGTATCGTGGCATTTAAAGAACCCTAGCGGTGGCATTCGTAGCGAGACAAAACGGGAAATGTATGAGCATGACGAAAAGATATTTCGCACACATATTCAGTTTAAAGATTACACAGTTGTGGTGCTTAACTGTGGTCTGGGTGACCATATTGTGTTCAGCAAAGTCTTGCCAAAGATTAAGAAGCCTTTAGTTTTTACTTGCTATCCAGATGTTGTAGAGGGAAAATCCATAGCAGAAGCGTATTCTATATTTGGCAACATTGATCAATGGAATATCTATGGGCAAATGGACAAATGGAAATGGTCACAAAGCCTAGAAAAAGCATTTGAAAGGATGTATCTTTGATAGTCATTTCACCTTATTCAAGACCACTTAACAACGGCAAAACAAACCCCAAGAACTATCCATTCTGGGAAGAACTTATATCCATGATTGAAGAACCGATTGTGCAAATTGGTGTGGAAGGCGAAGCGCAGTTGGTGGATGACTTTAGAAAGGGCTTGCCCATAAGCCAACTAAAAGAATTGTTGCGTGAATGTCGCACTTGGATTTCTTGCGATAGTTTCTTTCAGCACCTCGGTTGGATAGAGGGAAAGAAAGGCATTGTCCTGTGGTCGGTCAGCGACCCTTTAATCTACGGGCATCCAGAGAACACTAACCTTTTAAAAGACCGAAAGTATTTGGCTGGCAATCAGTTTCTTTGGTGGGAAGCCTACGACCACAATGAAGAAACATTTGTCTCAGCGCGTGAAGTATTTAAGTGTCTTTGATATACTTTCCCCTAATTAAATTGCGGGGTAAAGATGACTGACAGCAAAGAAACATTAGCGGCAATAGCGGTCAAAGCAACCCCGCCAGTTGGCGTATCCATAGCGTCTATTTTTGGGTATCCCGTATCGGATGTGCTTATTTGGGCAACCCTTATCTACACGTTATTGTTGATAATCCAGAAGTGTTACCAAATCTACAAAGAGGTTAAAGATTGACCCGTTCACAATTGGCGCGGCATTCAAGGCATTGCAACTTGCCTATGACGGCATTACCTATTGTTGTAACGCCTTAAATGAAGGCAAGGTAGCCGTAAAAAAAATAAAACAGGCAACGGATGACATTAAGACAATTACCAATGACGCAAAGTCAATCTGGGGGTTCTTTACAGGGTTCTTTAGCAAACCAAAGCCAACCACAGAAGCCAAGCCTGTGGAGAAAAAGAAGGAAACTTATAAAACCCACATTCCCAACGAACGGGAAATTGTCCAGCAATTTATTGGACACTTAGGTGAATTCTTTAGAAACCATAAGACACTTACAGAATATGTAGAAGTTAAGTACGAAGAAATATTTTCTAGTGCAGACCCAAAGCCAGAAGATATTTTGGAACTGAGCGTTTATAAGAATGAGTTAGATCAGTTCTATGTAAAGTTAAGCGGGATGATGCGTGGGGCTGGTGTCCCATCCCAACTTGGTCCACTATGGGATAACTACAATGAAATTTATACTAAAGTCCAATCCGAACAACAAAAGAGAAAAGAGCAAATAAGAATCAGAAGGCAACGCGAAGCCTACAAGAAAGAAAGGTTTAGGCAAGAAAAGATTGAACTTGGCATGGGATTGTTTATGGTTCTACTTATCGTTTCTTGGCTCTATGCGGTATGGATAAATTCATTTATCGTGGAATTTTGATAATGTGGATAAAGATTCAAAAAGCAGAAATAAGAATAGAGAAAAAAGAAAAACAGATTAACAGATTGATACACCAGTTAAAGGAAAAATGATGCTACCCCTAACTGCACTTATAGACATTGGTGGAAAAATACTTGATAAAGTATTTCCAGACCCCGCACAAGCAGAGCAAGCAAAATTGAAACTGCTGGAGATGCAACAAAATGGCGAGTTAGCCAAACTTAATGCTGATGTTGCAGAAGCGCATGAATTGACTGAACGGCTTAAAGCAGACATGGGTTCTGATTCGTGGCTGTCAAAGAACATTCGCCCTATGACGCTGGTTTTTATTTTGTTGACCTATACAACCTTTGCCATGATGTCTGCTTGGGACATTGAGGTTAACAACAACTATGTTGAATTGCTTGGTCAATGGGGAATGTTGATCATGTCGTTTTATTTTGGCGGCAGAACGCTAGAAAAGATTATGGACATGAAGGCTAAGAAATGAACTTAACAGAACACTTTACGCTGGAAGAAGCCACATTTTCTGAGACTGCATCCCGTCTAGGTATCAACAACCAGCCATCAGAATTGCAGTTGGAAAACATGAAGAAGGCATCAGAAGGCATGGAAAAGGTACGCGCCTTGTTGGGCAAGTCTATCCATGTCAATTCTTGGTTGCGTCTGCCAGAAGTCAATGTGGCGGTCGGTGGCTCTAAGATTTCCAGCCACATGGATGGATGGGCGATTGATTTTGTTTGTAAAGACTTTGGAAACCCATTGGCAGTTTGCAAAGCCATTGAAGCATCTGGCATCCAGTTTGACCAAATGATTCACGAATACGCTAGTTGGACACATATAAGTTTTGCACCAGAAATGCGTGGGCAAAAACTTACCATCTTTAGACCGCAAAGCAAATATGCGATTGGGCTATTGTCTAAAGAAGAATACAATAAGAACGTATAACTATTCAAGTATTTTGTAACCTCTAGCGATTAGGCATTGCCTGACAATTGCATCTCTACGCTTGTATGTTGCGTGTGCGCCAGACCCAGCACCAACAACCCCGCCAGAAATTGCGCCAACTTGCGCGGCAGACCTAACTTGTATTGTTCCACTTTTACGCGCCAACCATGCCGTAAACAAAGCCGATACTGCGCCTTGTATAACGGCTGATTTTCCCATTTCTTCGCCATAACTAACTTGTTCTGAAATGTTTTCACATTCCACTTTGTCTGCAAAATAGTTTGCTGGATTGGTGCTGGATTTAGGGTCAACAATTATTTTTGACGCACAACCAGTTAGCAGAACTAACGCAAGGATTTGTATTTTCATATCTTGTCTTTCTTAATCTTTGTCTACGCTAAACCATAGGACTGCGATTATTACGCCTACGCCCACACACGCGCCAGTTATTAACAGGGCAATAATGGTTAATATACTTTCAAGCATATTGGCTCAATTCTTTAAGTCTTTCTTCAAGTCTGCGAATTCTTTGGCGGTTGTATTCAACAACGCTGGTGGCGTACTCAAGTGATTGCTCTGCTTGCATTTTGGAAATGTAGGCTTCACGCAATTCTTTGTTAATGATTTCCTCTAGTGTTCTTGGTCGCAGAACATCACGCATAAAGTTGACAAGTATTTCTCTATTGGTCATTTCTTTTCCAATGCAGTAATTCGGTCAGACATAGCCCGTACACATTCTGTCAGCAATGCAACTTCAATCCGCAACTTGGCTTCTTGGCTTGGGTTATTGATGATTTCTTGTTTGACTTTGCTTCTGCGTTCTATTTCGTTGAAGGCTTCTAATTCTTCAGAAGTTGCATAGCGATAAGGTACAGAAATGTTTATTGGTCTATTCATTTATAACTTTCAAAAGGTATTAACTCAGATTGTTTAACAGAATAATATTCCCCGTTGCCAATGTCAATGCGGTTTTCATCAACCAAGAATTCTTTGCGTGGAATCCAGCCAATGACCCTAACGCAAGTGGAATGCAGTTCTGTCAGCACAAACACATCCACAGGCTTAGTCCCAGACCATCCAACTGCATTTAGATTTCCCCCGATTTTGCTGGCGCACTTAACATCAATTAACTTTCCTTTATGGCTTATAAGGTCAGTCCCAAATTTTCGATAATCACAGTTCAAATCAAAATGCAATTTGAGCAACTTAGACACGGCATATTCGGTTAATACGCCATTAATGGATATTTGCACACCATCTTGTTTTTTGTCTTGCTGGCGGTCTTTTGCATTTTGACTTGTTATATGATTCCGCATTTTCCCAATGTAATTACAGATTGAAATTTCAGTTGGGGAAAGCGGAACATCTACATATTGTTGATTAAAACCCAACATCATCAGGTCTATTGCCCTGTTCCTCTGGGTCGTTTAAAAAAGCCGTGCCATCCCAATTATTAAAAGGCATTAAATCAAGGGCAAGCATCTGACCGCCATTGCCAAGATCAATGACCTTACCAATCACACGATAGCGTTGTTTTGTTTTGCCGTCTTTGTCGGTATAACTGCCGACAGATGCTTTTACAAGTTTAAGAGTTTTAGACATTTTGTTTCTTTCAAAAAGTGTGTTCTGCGGAGATTTGTTTTACGATTTCTTGGTAGAAGTCTCGCGCACCTTCTACTTTGACTTTGATTTTTTCTTCTAATGCCAGATCGCGTTCATAGAAAACACGGGTCACGCGCAGTTCTGGATTGATGTGGTCGACTTGGTGCAAGGCTTTATCTTCATAGCCAATTAAGTTTTCTGGTGTGTTAACCAAGCAATAGCACAGTTCAAACTTATCCAAATTGGTCAACATCATGTAAGCGCGACCTTGCCATTCATAGCCCTTATCTTTGCCCAGATCGGATAGACAAGGAAAGGTAGTAAGCGACCAAGAAGATTTAATATCGCGCACCACACCATCATCACAAATAAGGTCTGGCGTACCTCTCAGCCAATCGTTTTCCAGCATTAATTCATTCTTTTTGTAATTGCTAAACAAAACAGAATTAAGCAGTCCAATGGATTGGTCTTCAACATCAATACCTTTGGTCATGTATTTGCTAGTAATCTTTTCATCAAAGCCATAGACAAATTCCTTTGCCATTTTGATGATGGTGGTTTTAGCCCCGACCGACAGGATTTCATCTTTGCCTTTGGGGTCGGTCATTATTTCCCCAATCATGTGCGGTCTGAATTTAAGCATTGGCTAAAGCCTTTACAAGTAATTCATTTTGTTGTTTGGTAAGTGCAAACTGTTCATGCAATTGAACTGTGGTGTATTTGCCTTCTTTGATTCGCAAAATAGCATCAGAAAAGCGTTTGTCAGTTAGCGTTTGTTTTTCTGATTCTTTAGGCATTGCGGATTCCCCATCATCATCTTCTGGGGCGATACAGCAAGCCGCCATAAGCGAACCCCTACGGGCATAGGTCAAAGCCGA